TTTTCTGGCCGCGCTTTTACCGTGGTAGGCATACCACGCAGGTCTGATGATTACCGCTAATCATTTGACGCAAAAGGCCAAGGGGGGGGGTGACTATTGCCCGGACGCACTTGTGTAAACAAGGTAGGAGGGGGAAGGCAGACATGTATCAGACATTACTGTCCTTCCTCACTCTTGCTATCGCTGCAAGGTAGATTTGTCCGAAAACCTCACGGACGAGGTATAGTCTCCAAACCTCCCGCCCACGATCGTGTATCACACGTCGTGTAGTTCTTAGGTCTTTGTTAGTACCAACAAGTCCATCCCGCATCCCCCTCTGGAACGGCTTTGGGAGGGTGGCGCGTGCGGCCCGGGCGCTCCTAACAAAGGGTGCCAGCTGGGTTCAATCAACGGTTGTGTGTTGCACCACGATCTTATAGGATTCGACTCACCCATAGAACTGCACTCGTGCAATGACGGCTAACGCCTGAAACAACGAGAGGGGCAAACTCTTTAGAACACTTGTTCTCATCTAGCGGCAGGAAGAGGGAATTAGCTGGCAGTAAACCTTGACCTGAAACTTTTAATGCAGCCAGGGCGCCGTCATTACTTTAATGACTGATGCGAAAGTAGTGCAAACAGCCGGGCGCCAGTGCAACAGTGATTTGATGCCTGTCCCTCACCCTCACAAGGGTAAGGGCCATGCAACAAATCGTTCCAACCGTGGATTCAGTTTATTCTACGCTGGAATAAAAGGGGAGAATGAGGCAAACATTGACGTTGAGTCCATTCTCTTACTGGACCAGAGTGATCTGGACTGGAAGAGCGTGGCTAAGCGGCATCAGTTGCCTGATGGCTACCCCTGCGCGTTAGTGGCCTTTGCCGCATGTCTGCCTTTTGAAGACCATATACAGTACTTCTACAAGCAGCTCATGCTAAACGGGCTACTGGCGCGTAACGAGCAAGGTCCCCCGGGGGGGATGAGCCTTGTCGGAATGTTGAAGGCTTTGAAGACGTGGGAGCAGGCGGTTAAGAATGGACGATTCCGATCCGACAAACTGCGCGGAATGGACGTTCACCATATAACCCTTAAGGGCTCAAAGATCGTGGACTTCGCAATATATCCCACTGGGCTAACTAACTCAAAGGTGGATACGATTATCATCTTCCTGGAGGGAGATGGGCGTGAAGGACACTTCTTTTCGGCCAAGAGGATGAGACCGGGACAACACAAACGGATGTTGCAGATTGTCGCGCAGAACAACCTTCCTGAGGAACCTGCCCAAACACAACCCGACGTCCCGTCATCCGAACAATGGGTCACCGTCACTAAGCGGGCCCCGACGCCCCCCACTTTAGACAGCCGAGCCGTCGAAACGGCAACTTGGCTTGGTCTCACCCCCGCCGAGCTCAACATCGTTGACTCCAGCTGCGGGGCCATGGGCTTTGAGCCAGAGGAAAAAGAAGAAGAGGATGGGGCCACAGCCGACCTCACTGCAGAAGCGCCTCGAGTTGCCCGACGTGATCACGTCCGCGCGGCAGGCGTTATGTTTGAGCCGCTTGAGCCCTATCACTTGAGAGGCAGCCTTGTCAACGCGACCCCTGACGAACTGCCTTCATACGAAGGAACTATGGTGGTTTGGTCGCCTCCTGACCCTCAGGATCCTCCCTCCCCCCCGCCTGAGGAGACCTCACCGCCTTTGGAGTTTCAGCCGGAGAGCGAGAGGATTGAATTTATCAAGACGAACGTCACCGTGCCACGCTTCACACATGCTCTACGAGGCTATGCCGTCGGAGACCTTCTGCCCGACGGGGCAGTTGGGCATGCTGATGCTTCGTGTGAGAATGGCTGTGGGGCCACTGAGCTACACCCCGCCGTCCAGGAAAAATACGGCTTCACCAGGCGTAGTTTTTACTACGTGAGTGCCAACGCCGGGGTTAACCCCTTGGACGCCAAGTACTTAACGAACGGCCAATATAATCCCGAATGGCTATCGTCTATGGTCTTCGGAAATACGTCGTACGTTCTGGTGTATGCTGGTCTCTTTAGTGATTGTCACTTCTTTAGGTTGAAGGAGACGGCCACGATTGTTCCAAAGAGCAGGAAATTCCTCCCTCGACTCTTTTGCGGACTCGGCGCGCCGGCTGCTGGGACCCTTTTGTGTAAAGGAGCGGCATTGCTGAAGGAGGCGGGGTGGCGGCGATTGGGGGCCGTTGGAAAAATGAGTGGGCCAATTATCGCAACAGCAGGATTGGCCTACGCTGCTTTTCCCGACGCTATCCCCACTCTGAAAGACAAGTTGGTTGACACATTACGAGGGCATGGTTTGCTTCCGGAACCGTCTGCGACGTGTTACCATGCACAGAAGGAACTGCCCACGGCTGACCTCTCTGCCTTTGATGGACACAGAAGGGCCGAATGGACCGTCATGCGCCAATATGTTCGGGAGGACTTGGTCCCCGCATTCCACTCATTGCAAGTGCGAAACGGAGACCAAGATATCGATCCCGAGAAGGCACTTGAGGGACTACAGACCCTTAAGCATGGGTTAGAGACAAAGCGGGGAACACGGGGGTACAGAGTGTTTGGAACACCCGGGCCTAAAAATTGCAAGTCGTGTGGCAAGGCCCCCCCTCCCGCTGGGGTGAAGTACAAATGGAAACACCGAGTGTGCACAGATTGCGAAAAGAGCCTAAATCTCTGCGGTGCCGTCACCCCGATGGGCCGAGACATTCAGGCAAACTGCGCCGTGGCCGACGGGCCGCCTGGTCGCGTGCACATGTATTCGTCAACCCTGCCCCCCAAGAAGAAGAAGTGGGAGCAGGTCGAGGTGCCGCCCGGCGCGATAACCATTCGCGCGTCCGATGCCCCTTGGATGGCCGGAGTCCGAACAATGGCCAAGGTCCTTGAGGTGACAAAAGAGGACATTTTCAAGATTGACACCAGTCTTGAGAAACGGAGGCAAGAATGTGTCCTTGCCGGCATCGCCATATCCGGGTGCTACCCGATGGTCACGAGAAAGGGCCTGTACTCCAGGATGCAAGCGCTACTTGGACGGGCCTTCCTGAAGAAGCCCGAAAGCTGCCCAAAGGCGTGGAAGAAGATGGAGGATTTGAAGCACCTCATTCTTCCGAAGGGCGCTCTCGATGGGTCTCAGATGGACGTCGACGAATGGATAGCATCCATGCCGGGGCGGAGGAAGCGTGCCCTGAAGCGAGCTCACAAGCAGTTCTTGGAGGATGGACTGCTTGAAGACAAGGACCTGACTTTTTCTGCCTTTGTAAAGCAGGAACTCCTCGCGGCCTTCGAGGAGTATGAAGGACCAGTCTCCAAGGAGCTCGAGGAGACCATAGCTAGGATGATCATGGCGCCACAAGACAAGGCCCACGTTGTTGCCGGACCCGTGATCAAGCCCAAGCTGATGAGGTTGAAAGCCCACTGGCACCACGACAACTGGCTGTTTTACGGAGCAACAACTCCGAAGAAGCTACAGCGCTGGTTGGACAAGAGCGTTGGTATTTGTGCAGACGGGGAGGTATTCGCCTTTTGGTGTGACTTCTCGATGTTTGACTGTACTCACAACGAGCACAGTATGAAACTCATCGAGAGTTATTACTCGGAGATGGAGACCTGTCCCCTCTTCAAGATGATCATCGACGCTTGGCGTGTGCCCGCTGGCACGATGGGGGAACTGAAGTTCAGGCTGCACCAGATAATGCTTGCTTCAGGGAGAGATGACACGGCTCTCATGAATGCCATGTATTGTGGCTTTGCCATGGGATTGGCCGTAGCGGCTGCTGTGAGAAACAAGTCGCTAGAAGATCTCGACTCCGAGGACATTTTGTTTGCCACGGCTTATGTTCGGATAAGCATATGTGGTGACGACACCCTCGGGTTCCTTCCAAAGAGTTTGTGGTACAGGCGGGCACAGATCATGGCGAGTATTGAACTCAACTTGTCGCGATTTGGGCTCGTCTCGAAGTTGGACTGCTCAAACTACTTGGGCAGTGCGGTTTACTTGGGCATGCGCCCCTACAACGTGCCGACCCCTTTCGGACGGCAGTGGTTGTGGGGGCGTACCATTGGTCGAGCGGCCTATAAGATGGGATGGATGCTCGACCTGTCCAAGGGTGATGCGGCCGCGTGGGCCCATGGGGTTGCAGACTCCATTGTGCGCACACAGCCGTACGTACCATTGTTGTCCGATCTTGCCAGGAAGGTGGTGGAGCTATGTCAGGGCTGCAAACGCACGCCTGTATTAGCGGACCCCCACAAGCCCTGGACGCATTGGACCCCGCATGAGAACTTGGGCCAGTTGACTTATGACGACCAGACACTTCATTGTCTCGTGTTGTCATACGAAACACCCACCTACTACGGGGCTTCACAGCCGGTTTCTCCCACAATACACGATCTTCATCGTAGTGTGACAAACATTCAGAAGATTGACCGTCTTCCATACAACTTGGAGGATTACGCGTTGCAGTGTTACTGTAACCGTGACGACAAGTAGGGGACGGTCGGGAAATGACCTTTTTGATAGCTGATTTTGTTGCCAGTCAGAACCGAAGAAGAGAAAACTGCTAACGTAATGTCACACACGGGCCTTAAATCATTGGATCAGGTAGCTCAAACTATCTGTTTACCAAACGAGCGTGCTCCAGTGCGTTTACCCACGTACCCGTCTATAGACAAAACTGCTCTATTCCGCTACCGGTACCAAAACACAGAGAGTCTGAAGGATGATAAGCTAGTCCCTCCCGGAGACCTTGACACCCTCAACATTCCCGGACGCAAACGTTTCGTCTTAAGTCGCGACCCAGGGGCCCCATTGTTGTTGGATTCTGTACATCTTCTACAACACACATGGGGTGTGAACCCTGATGTCTTTGACGGGACCATCTTTGTCCGTGGAGAGAGCACTTTGCTGGTGGATTCAGGCGCTGGCGAAAACACAGTCCACAACGTGGACTACGAAAGGTGCTACCCCATTGAGTACTATCGAACCCTTCCTTCAGGAAGACTCAATGGGAAAGAGTGGTTTATGGTTCCAAGGGTACTAGATTCGCGAGGTAAATCGCAACCATTCCTAGACCGTCTCTGTGTTGGGTTGATTACCGAGGATGGGCCTTTTCCCACCGCGGCCGACCCACTTGGTAGGGGATTGATCAGGATGTTCAAGAACGGCGCTTCAAGTCATTTCATCAATGCTATCAAAGATGAATTGTGCTTGGACTATACGATCACCATTGAGACAATGAATGCCATTGGAGTCGTTCAAGACGTTGTAATGTCTTTTGACTGGTCGATCATGAACTTCACTGGATCATACTATTTGGACCCGGAGGTGTCACTGGTGCGAATCAAATCTATGACGTACCGCGGACTTGTCCATACTGTGGCCGGCCCAGACCAGCCAGGGGGACCTATTGCAATAAAAGAGATCTATCCGGTACTGGGACTTTGTCGGTCCGGAGCACATCTTCCTCAAGGCAGTCCTCCCACGACGTTTCGTTGTTTATCCTTGCCTGCTACTCCAATCAATCCGGAGTACTATAATTCCGTCGCGCCATTTCAATCGACGCGACTCAACTCATCGGCTTTGCTATTAACAAACGTGACGAAGGTGTTAAACAAGGAAGGAACTGTCCAGTCCTCCCGGCTGCTGTTTGATCCCAATTCGGGGCGAACCGTCCATCACGCTGATGTTGCAGGCGTCTCTACCTCAAACCCCGACACACGTTATTTCGGGGCACTTGAGAAGGGGGCCTACACCTTCACCGCGCCGGATCAGGAGAGCCTAAAGTTCGTTACCCCATATATAACTGTCGAAGTGAATGACGCTGGCACAGACCAAGGGAATATCTCCGCTTTGACGCTAGTGTCGACAAGGTCTGTTGTGAGGCCAGTACTAGACTTGGGGGCCAAATATTACAACTGTATTATTTGCTCCGACTTAGACAGTACTGATGACACACAACTCGCCTTGACGCTGGACACACATTGGGAGTTTCGAACCGTTTCCACATTATACACCTTGGATTACTCCCGAGTACCGATGGAAGTCTACCATGCTGCAATGCTAGCTGTCGTGAAGGCTGGGTTCTTCTACGAGAACAACGGCCACACCGCGATTCTTAGAATGTTAAACGCTGGTGTAAAGTTCGCTGCCCCGTTGATCGCAGGCTATGCTGCTCGCATACCCGCTGGATTCCTACAGGCACAAGCAACCTCAGCATTGGCAAAAGGAGCCGTTAATTTGGCTCAATATGGTGCCAAGAAAGCATACGTAGCATACAAGGCACGCCAGAACACCAAGAAACAGAAGCAGAAACCCAAGAACAAGGAACGTGGCAACATGCGCCAGAAGGGGCTCCGCTAACCCCTTAGTTGCCACCACACCTTACCCTCCATCATTGATTTCTGACAAAGAAAACTGATGAGAGGATGGCATCCTTGAAAGCACTCAGAAAGGTG